ATTTCTAATCCAAGGCCACAAATTAAATTCTATGTTCATTATATCATAGAATAAATTATGTAACATATCTCTTACATTTTCATTTGTAGATTTAATTTGAAGAACATCACCATATTCATTCTTAGTTGTGGACTCATCTGCGTATATATCAAGAGCCGAACCAATAATTGGGTCCTGGTCCATAGCATCATAATCTCTAAAAAGTTCTCTACGAACTTGATGATACGCCATTGATTGAGCGCCTTGATTATTTTCATAATAAGACCTTTGTAACTTTGTATATCTATCTCTAAGATTTACGAAGTTTGTGCTTGATTGGCGTTCTTCGGTATCAACAACTTTACGCTTACCATCTTTATCAACGGTTACAATTGCGTTTGTTGAAAATAATTTCTTTAACCTACCAAAAAAACTTCTGTCATCTACTTGTTGTTCGTCTGCCATAATTTATTTTACCATTTTCTACAAGACCAATATCTTGCTTTTGTTCTAGGACCTGGATTATCACAATTGTGTCTTGCTCTAAAGTTCGCTCTCTTTCCTGGGTTATTTTTTTTAATGTTCATTCCCTTTTGTCCAAAGTTTACTTTAATTACTTTACCCGTTTTTGGGTTTTTAACATAAACTTTAAATTTCTTAACATCACCTTGTGTTGGTTTGCCCAATTTCACTTCTCTACCCTGATATTCAGCTTCGTAAACACAATTACAATTGGCTTCTAATAATTCATTTGAGTATGATTTTAGGTATGATAAGAAATCATCCATATCTTCTTGCTCCACATCCAATTCATCGTAATCATCGATTGGATTGTCTTGTGGTGTATCTCCCATAGCATATGCTTGGTCTATATACTCATCTTCTTTTAAAATATTTGCTAATTTAATCATTTGGCTTTAATTTATATTTTGACATATACCATAAATATCGTAATTTGTCAAAACACTACATTTTTTACAACCATTGTGTTAAGTCTTCAATATCATCTCCAATTTTCATTTTCCAAGGGTTATCATCCATATTATTTCCTCCATACACTCCTTCGTATTGTTGATTGGAACTTATACCACCTAAAGTTCTTTTAGTAAGGTCTATTCCTTCTTGTCTTAAACGAAGTGCAGTATCTCTAACCCACAATCCAATACATAATGCCATTGTTAAGTCATCATTATAACTTTTCATAGCTTCAGCTCTACCGTTGATGAATATAAAAGTAAATAACTCATCTATTAAACGGTTAGAACGAATAGTTACCGATTTTTCTCTAAAATATTCATCCAATTTAGAAATAATAAGTGGACGGGTTTTAGAGGTTGTTGAAAATCCCGCTACCATTTGTTTTTCATCTGCTCTATATTTGTTTTTCATCTGATGTTCAACATCTACATATTTTAAATCCTTACTCATATAGAATAAGTTTTTATAATCTCTATCTATACATTGTTGAATACACGCCCAACCAATGTTTGAGTTTTCTACAACAAGTAATGCATCATTATATTCAGTTGAAAGATTAACTAAAAAATTCCCAAAATCTTTTGTATCAACTTTGCCTTTATATTCCGCTACTTGCGTTGCATTGGTTACATCTATTACATGACATGCAGAATAGTCACTACCATCTCCTCTGGCAACGTCTGCCACAACCATATACGAACCATTTGCCGATGGATATTCCCATCTCCAAAGGTTTCCATCAAACCCAGTCTTTTCAATTGGGTCTTTACAATATGTTTCTTTATAAAACATAAGAAGTTCAGGATCAATAACTGTATCACCCGAAGATACGAAATCGCAATCACATTCTTGTGCTGCTTTTTTTACTCCTAATAATTTCTCTTGCTCATCTCTCCATTTTTGGTCTCTTTCAGGATGAACTGTCCAATGTAATTTAATTGTACTAAATGGATTTGTACCATCTTCTGCTCCTATCCAAGTTTTATGAAACCAGTTACCCACACCATTTGGAGTAGATAATGCAACGCACGCACCACCCGTAGATAGAGTTGATTGAGCTGCAACCCAAATCTCATCAATATCATCGATAAAGGCGGCCTCATCAAATATAAGAAGTGATAATGCTTCCGAACGTCCTGCATCGGGAGAACTAGCAATAGCCTTGATTTGAGAACCATTATTTAAACGAAGGGAAAGTTTGTTATCTTCTAAAGAACCACCTTTTAACCAGCTAGGTAATAGTTCATGCATTACTCTTACTTTGGTTACTAAGTTCTTTGCTACATCTTGTTTTGTTGCGATAACTAATACGTTAAAATCACTATTAAATAACATTTTCCAAAGTGCAAAACCGGCACAAAGAGTAGAAATACCAGTTTGACGTGATTTTAATACTATATTAAAACGATTACTAGCGAATTCAGTTAGTGTTTTTTCCTGAAATGGGAAAAGTTGAAAAGGTATTTTACCTCTTACCGGATGTTGAATCATACAATACTTCTTCATAAAGTGAATCGGGTCTACCGCGCACTTTTTGTATTCATCGGATATTATTTCCTTTAAAGATTTTTTTTGTGTTATCCCTGTGCTCATATTAATCGTTAAGAGGTCTTACTAAATCGTAATTTTTATCTTTTAATTTTTCATAAGCCTCATTTCTTAATTTAGTAGCTTGTTCAATCTCACCCTCAAACTTAATAATCTCCAAAAGGATTTCTGCTTTAAGTTCTTCCACATCCCTTTCCATACTCCAAGTTTCAATCTTACCATCCTCTTGAACTACTTCGTATGTTTGTTTAGCATCGTTGTATGCTTGCTTAAATTGAGCCACCACATCGTTGCCATATGCAATCATATTAGAATATATCTTATAATCCTCATATTCTTTCCACAAACCATCATATTTTATTTGAGCTTCTCTCAATGTAAGACAATGTAAACAATATCCAGTCTTAGAAATTAATTTTTTATCAACTCTACCTATTTTAATTGTTTTACAACTATCGGATTTACAACTATTTAACTTATCTAAATAAGCTCTTGTTTCCGCCATTATATCACCAAGTTCTGAAAATTCTATTCTACCACCTTTGGTTTGTTCCCAAGACCTACCATTTTCATCAGTCCATCTTTCACCAACTTTACGCTTTACAATTTCCTTATCTGCACCAGAAAATGAAATAAACGAGTCTTTTTCATATTCAGCACCATGCAGTACCATATCCACCAACTTCCTACGAGTTGGATGCATAAATTTTTTATTAAATTCTCTTGCCATATTAGTTTTGATATATTCGTATATATAAGTATATCAAATTAAATAAAACGATTATCTTCCGTACTTAAAAATACCCAAAATTTGATTTAATGGTGCAAATGCTCCAGTTAATTTATAGGTATTACCCCCATAAACAAAAACGATACCTTCGTTTGGAACAATTTTATCAAAACCACCCAATGTATTTAATCTTTGTAATTCAATTTTAAGTTTATCTATTTTTTGTGGGTTTCCAGATGCTTTTATTTGCTTAATAGCATTTCCTAATTCGTTTCTTAATTGTTTTGTTGCATCCGATGGGTTTGCTGTTAATACAGATTCCATAAATTCTAATACATCCGCACCAACTCCTAAAAAGATTTCTTCAAATTTCATAATATTATTTTTCATAATCTTTTGTTGGTCTTGCTTATCGGTTTTATCTGCCCAAGCTTTTATTTTATCATCTTGTATTTGATTTATACGCATTGATTTATCACCGAACGCCCATCTTTTAACTAATCCTATTTTTGAACCAATATCTAATTTCTTTGCACCTTTTTCAACAAAATCCGTCCACCAAGCTTGATGATAATCTGCCACCCCATCACTATCCGATAAATTAAATTCTTTTTGAAGCCTGTTAATCATCGATATATATTTTCCTTGTAATTTGGAAAGGTTTTCTGATTTTGGTAATGACTGCATTGGAGGTCCTTGTATTGTATATGTATCTTGTACATGCTTATTAACCTGTTTAATCATTCCGGCTAATATAGATGCAGCAGATTGATTTTCTCCAATAATTTCCCCTTCTTTATTATATTCAAAAGTTCCGTGAAATACCAATAATGGTTGTCCGTATGGAATTACATTTGCATTTTGTGGATATATTACTTCCAAATTCATAAAACACGCACCATCTTTAAATATCTTTTTACGTTGTGGTTCTGATAATCCTGATATAGCTTTAGAAAGGTCATTCATAGCAAATGTGTATGCATCAGTTAATGAACCTCTACCAGCAAATTGTTGTGCAACTTGTCCAACGGTCATTGCACCTTCACCTTTATTTTTTGTATGTGATTTATTTCTTGCAGCAACTAATCTTCCATTCACCCAACTAATTGCCAACGCCTGTCCGTCAGTTTTTTCTCTTGCTAATTCTAAATCACCATTTAAGGCTCTTACTACAATTTGTTTAAGGTCACCAAATGTAAGATTCATTTCAATATCAAATGGATGATTCATGTGACCATACGCCCCACCTTCCAATAATAGTGATTCGTTTATTGATTCTTTCTTTAAACTTCTTTTCTGAAGAACTAATTGGTTTATTTGAGAAAATATATCTGCAATATCTTTATCTAATTTCTTTTCATCGGCACTCATTGGTGATTCGATATCTACATTAGAATAAAGTTTTTTCTTTTTTGCAATTAGTATCTCTGCTTTTTTAAGTAAATCGGATTTTACTTTATCCAAATCTTTTAGAATTTCAGATGAAGTAGCTTCGTTTGTAGATTCAAATGCGGATGGGGTTTTAATTTTTCTCCAACCACCACCCGGTGTTCTAAATATCCTAGCAGGTATTGGTAAAGTAGAACCTATTGGTAATTGTCTTTCATACCCTTTATCAACATGTATAATTTTAGTTATAAATTGATTTGTTTTATTATCAGAACCAACTAATTCAACTTCTACGTTTACAGGCCTTCCACCTACCTTCATTTTACCAGCAAATAATTGTCCTTTAGTAAATGCTTCATTGTATGGTGTTTCTATTTTAGAAAGTTTACTATAATAATTTGGGTCTTCGTAAAGATGGTCTAATGCAATTTCTTTTGCTATATTAGTATCAGTTGTATGTTCTCTTTCTACTGCGTATCCCTTTATAAACTCGTTCTTTAAAGTTTGAAGACTTATATTATGGTGTTTAGCTATATCGCTTAATGTCATACCTTTTGCCAAACCACCAGGAATATTATCAATCTCAACTGCTATTTCATCAATCTCCTCATATCCACTCATTCCTTTGTTGTTAAGTTTCTTACTATTCTTCTTAACATCATCACTATCAGGCGCACCATTGATATATCCACCAGGTAAACTTAAACCCACGCCGGCTCCACCACCAAGTCCCATTTCATCCAATAGGTTATCAAAATCTAAAACTATTTCTTTAATATCTTCTTTTGAAATTATTGTATCTTTTTGATTTTCAGGAAGTTCCCAAAATCTTTTAGGTTTTTTTACTACCTTTTTAGGCTTTATTTCTTTCCAATTTTCAACTTTATGTGGGTCATCGGCTGGATTTAACGTACTTTTTTCTACATTATTTATTTTGTAATATGATTTTCTAAATTGAGTTTCAGTATCTTTTGACTTACCAACTCCTCTCATATTATCCGCTTTAGGCTTATCTAATTGAGTATATCCACCTTGTTTATACCAATTTTCAGGCTTTTCTTTATTTAATATTCGTTTGCTTCTATCTGGTACAAATGACGTATCAGGTTCAGAAGTTCCATTAAATCCTGCATTAGATGCAGCTTCTTTTAATTCTTCTTTTTTAGGAATTCGAAATGTTACGGCTTTTTTACCATTGATTGTTGGCATTCCCCACTCATCTTCACCTATTGATTTAACAACTACTTTTTTGTTTTTAAATTTACCCATTAACAAAGTATCACCAACTTTTACGTTTAGTTTAATTTCTTCGTTAATACATTCTTTTAATCCTTTTAATTTAAGAGTAATTAATTTGAATATTTGAGAATCAAACTTTGGGTAT